GAAACATCTACCGCGGAGGTTGAATCCCCGCAAGCAATTGAAGAAACAAGCATTGAGAATACGTCAACCGACGATCTTCGCAATGCTTTAGGTATAACGCCAGAGACCGCCGAGCCTGAAGCCGAAGCTGAACAGCCTGAGGAGAACATCCCAGAGCCGGAAGCCGAAAGTCAGGAGCCGGAGGAATCAGAAGAAGAAAAACTCGCCAAAAGACGAATCCGTCCAAGGAATGAGTTAGACCAGCAAGTCATTGATCTTTACAGATCTGAAGGCTTTACCGGTTCTTTTGCTGACGCCTCCCGCGTAATCTACGGTCAAGAAGTACAACCTTCTTCACAATCCACTTATCAGCCCCAGGAACAAGTCGAGGCGTCCGAGCCCGATCCAATTCAAGGCATAGATAAACAAGCTGATGATCTGAGAGCAACTATTCTGGAGCTTGAAGGTAAAGTAGAAAAAGCAGCTGACGAGCTTGAAACAACCGAAGCATTAAAACTGCAACGGGAAATAATGAAAGCTGAGTTAGAACTGCAGACACTATCTAACCGTAAAGAGCGAATGGAAGAAAGCCAGCAGCAGCAAGTTTATCAAAGCCATCGCACTAAAGCGATGGAGAGCAGAGACCGAGTCTACGAAAAGTATCCAGAGCTGCAGGATAAACAATCTGTTTATCGTAAACAGTTCGATGATTACGTTTCTCAAGCTCAGTCCGACCCCGACTATGCTGCAGTTTTTGACTCGCCAAAATGGCCTGAATTACTCGCTAACGAATTCGCATCGATGACTCCGCCGCCGCAGGCAGAAGCTCCGGCTCCTCAGCCACAAGCTCAAGCCCCACAGCCGCAGGCTCCTCAGATGGGAACTCAAGCGAAGGTCCTGACGACAGGAACTACAGCACAACCTGTAAGCGCTCCAATGACCGCAGAAGGTTTGCTTCAGCAGATTCCTAACTTGGGCAATGATGAACTTTACAAATTGCTCGGAAGCCCTGGAGGAGTACAGCCACTGCAGTAATTAGGAGCATCAATCCTAATCTCAAATAATTAATTACAATGGCTATAAAAGGCATTCCAGCTAATCCAAATCCAATTACCGCAGCACAATCTGCTGGTAATGTGGATCTCGTAAATAATACTACTTCCTACCAAGATCTCTTGGCTGGTCCTAACTCTGACTTGCGTTCACGACTTTGGTCCGAGCTCGTATCTCGCGATGCTCGGGAAAAAAACGTATTCGCAAAGTTCATGGGCGGCGAAGGAAGCGGTAAACCAATAACTGAAAAACGCGATCTTAGCGCAGGCGGAAGTGACAAAGTTACTTTCACAACTGTTGCACCGATCAGAGGACAAGGAGTTCGTGGGGAAGAAATCCTCAAGAATTCAACTGACACTCTTGATTTCGGAACATTCAACATCGAAGTTGATCTTGTTCGTCATGCTGTTTCTTGGACACAAGTCCTTAAACTCATGAGATTTACAGGCAAGACTATCGATCAGTTGTCTGCTGAAGTCATGTCTGAGTGGATGAGCCGCACCGAGCAGGATCAAATCCAGTTCGCACTTCGTCAAGTTTGCTTGAAGAAGGGTGCTGCAAACACAATCTCTGGGTACGGAACAGGAGCTGCCGGATCTCTTAAATATGTTGACGGTTTATCAACTGACATCATTCAAGAGGCTAAACAAGCTCTTATTGCTAACGGTGCAGAGCCTATGAGCACTGGTGGAGACATCAATCAGGAAATCCCTGGTTATTTATTCTTCGCTCCAGACGCTTGCTTACGCCCACTTCGTTCTGACCCTGACTACTTAGAAGCTATTACTCAAGCTGACGCAAGAAGTGATAACAACAAGTTGTACAACGGTTCGTACGCAAAATGGGACAACAACATAATCGCTAACCATAACGTTCTTATCGACACAGCTCGTGGACGTCAGGGTTCTCCTCTTCTTCCTACCTTCTATGCTTACAGTTCAATTGCTGACGCAACTGCTGCTAACGCTTTAGGTGGAACTGACGGCGATTACGCTGCTAACTTCCGTGGAGCTTTCATCCGTCTTCCAGGCGGTGGTGGTGACGTTCTCGGTAATAACGACAACGGAACTTACTACATCCTTGGTATCGACACCGATGGAACTGTTGCACTCTACACATACTCACACAGCGATGTATCTTCTGATTTCGGAGCAATCACATTGACCCGCGATCCTAACGAAAGCTCTAAAATCACTGCCGGAACTAAAACCGGTAATGCATTCAGCGCTGGCGCATTGTTTGTTCAAGCTAATGATCTCGGTACTCCTATCGGATACGCATTAGCTATGGGTAAAGACGCAATGTACTTCGCAAAAGGTAAAATCTATGGTGAACAAATCTTCCACTATGATGATTTTGCAAACAGCGGAAACGAAGCTCACTTGTCTGCTGTTGGTGTTCAGTCCGTATACGGAATGGGACCAAGAAAAGACACTCGTGGCAGAGTTCCTGCGGTTCAACTTATCGAAGTTGTTCGTCAAGTCCCAGGTCTCTCTTTGACCCAGGCATAAGCCTAATGGTACGGATTTTTT